GATCAGCCTGCCCTGCAGTCGTCGCTATCGGGTGGCCTTGCATCAGTCTCGTTGCAGCGAGGCCGAAGCACTGCGCGATGCCTGCGGTGTAGCCGAGTGGCAGCTTGCCACGGTCTTTCCAAGAGTACTTCGCGATCTCGCTCTTTTTAGCAATGTCCGCGATGCGTCGCGCCTGATCCGCTGGCATCCGGTCGTTGCCAGACATCTTCGCGCTTTCCAGATAGTCAAGCGCCGCCCATGTCTTTGGGCCGACGATGCCGTCGCACGTGATGCCCTCGCCATAGGCTGCCTGATAACCTCTGACCGCAGAATCGGTGATAGGCCCGAAGTCGCCATCCGCCGGGAACACGCCGAGCAATTCCTGCACGTAGAGAACATCATCGCCGGCATCGTCAAGCCCGATGGTCAGCCGTCCAGGCTCCTCCTCCGGAATGACTGGCGTCGTCGGTGGCTTGATAACTTCGGCTGGCGGCGGCTGTTCCTCGATGCGCTGGCCAGATAATGCCGAGGCCAACGCGCTACAGATCGAAGCGAAGCATTCTTCATATGCGGCAGCGTCGGCAGAACTATCAACAAATACTGTTTCGACCAGCACAGCTTTTTCTGCCGTCGAGTTAAGAAAAAACAAATTGTCCCGATACTTCGGTCCACGGTTCGGTAGTCCGGTTGACTTGGCAAGCGCATCAGCCACCTTTTTTGCGAGGTCCTTCTGAGTCAGGTACAAGCATTCACAGCCCATCGGTGATGATGTGGTTTGGTAGGCGTTGAAGTGGACGCTCACGTCGAGCGTTCGTTTCTTGCTGTTGTGCCAGTTCACGATGCGATTAAGGTTCTCATTCTGGCTGTGGCTGGCATCGTCATGGAATGTTTCTACAGAAATTCCGCCAGCACGCATCAGCCGTGCGACTTCATCAACAACGTCGCGAGCGCAATTCACCTCGTCGAGATATCCACTGGCACCCCGAATGTATTTTCCATGTCCTGACGAGATGCAAATGTCTGCCATGTTTGTCTTCCTTCATGCGTCGACTTGATTGCCATCTGACGGAGGTGGCTCCGCGGGCGCAGCCGGTGTTTCTGCTGGCTTATCTTCTGGGAACGTGATGCCGCTGTGAATCTCTTGATCTGTCGCCGGCGTCTCCGGTGCGGCCGGAACCAATGTCGGCGGCTTCGGCTCTGTCTTCTCTTCCCTGGGATAGTCCGGGTATTTCGTACTGTAATCTGGCATCGGGTCACGGACGTTGCAGCGTGTCTGATAGCCAACACCTCTGGTATAGTTATGCTCGACCTCTGTCATCAGGTAGATGCCATCGACTCCTGGTCTTGCGTCGATGATGTGAAGGAGCGCACCAGCCTTGCACTGCGGCTCGCCGTTGATCAGCGCCCATCCGGTTCCTCGAGATGTCTCTGAGTCGGAAGCAGTCCCGGCGTTGGACTGATCTGCAACATCGTAGCCCGGAACGGAATTAATCAAGTGTGCCACGGCATTCGCCTTGCCGAAGGGCCTGCCTGCAGCGCTGACAGCCGTCTTCAGTATTTCATGGGTGGCATTGTTAAGATCAAAATATTTTGAAGCGGATTCGCTGTATTGCGTTCGTCCAGAAAAAGGTTTAATCCTCCAGCCAATCAAGTTGACTCCCCACACCGCATCGACCACCGGCATGTCCACGCCGTCGACGTTTACCTTTTCGTGAGCGCCGACGAGGATCATCGTATTGTTGGAGACCTTGAACATGCCTCCGAGTTCCTTCGCCATGCGCTGGCCGAAGTGATGCGGGCTTTCGTTGACGTGCCAGAAGTCCCGAGTGATCTTCATCATCTGCGGGGAAAGCTTCGCCGTCATTCCAGCTTTCCCGGCCATGTCCATCATGACCTTGATGAGTGGGATCTTGCCTGCACCGCCTTCAGCACCGCCACCGCTCGTCGGGGTTTGCTCTGGCTGACTGTCGTCTTCTTTTCCCTCTCCATAGGATTGACTCTGTATCTGTTTCCCAGGACCCTTCGTGTTGACTGCCTCGGCCTCGATCCATAGTCTGCGTCCGCCGCCTCGTCGCGTGAAGCCGGACTCGACCGATGTCACGAAGCCCATGAACACGAGTCGCATTCCGGGGCCGCCGAACTTCAACTCCGTTGCCAGTTCTTCTTCAGTCAGGTGCGCTCGCTGCCCGAACAGTCTCGGGCCTTCACCGGCCCAGCCGAGCAGCACCGCGATGCCGACGCCGTCTGGCGGGATTTGCAGTTCAGCATTCCTGTCGTCAAGCTCGAGGTTGCATTTGTCCATGCCACCTTCGAACGTGTCGATGACCTGGACCGAAATCAAATACGGATTGAGTTTCGCCGTGACGTTCTGACCGCCGACGACGATCTGGCAGGCTGCCCGCCGACGCGGACCTTGATGTTCAGCCATCTGGGTTCTCAGGATCGAACACGCTTCCAGGTATGACTGCTCGTGTTGGAGCAGCCTGAGTCATCGAGCCGGATGGTGTGGTGCCCCACAGCACGACGGTCGCCTTGACCTGCGGCGAGCCTTTGAGTATTTCGAAATCAATCGGGATGCGCACCTGAGTTCCGACGGGAAGGAAAGGACTATAGCGGTGGACCTTGGCCAGATGCGGATTGTCATCGAGCGTTCGTTCGATGATCCCGGGCGCGCGGTTTCGGTATCGCCGCCAGACGATCAGATCGACCGTGATGCGGTCCGCGCCGACAGTGACAAGATCATATGATGTTACGTTCATGCGCCCTGCGTAGATCCCCAGAGATATCCGAAATGTGCAGCAGGATCGTTCGGTATTGGAACACGCTGGAAGCTCGCCTCGAACTCGATCTGCTGACCGATGCCGTCATGGGCCAGCAGCGAGTGTCCACGCTGCAACTGATCGATGATGAACCAGCCGAAGTGCCAGCCATCTCCGCGGAGCAGAGCATGGGCCTGCCCGGTTCTTCGCATGTTATCTAGAACATCTAGATGACCGAGACCGCCGCTGCTTGGCAGGCCAGAAGATTCTTTCTCTTCGAGAAGTTTGGTTCGCTCTCTCGCTTTCGCGCTGGTGGCATCCCACTTGGATCGCCAGTTTCTTGTTTGCCTTGCGAAGTAATGCGGGAAGACTTTGCCCTTGAGCTGGATCTGCTCGTCGTTCTCGCCGACCCATTCACGGTACATTGCAGCGCCGGCGATCTCTTTCCTTGCCCAGTCCGCGGCAGTGTGATGCGACATCTCGCCGACGTTCATCGGGAAGACCTGAAACTGTATCGGTCCCCATTGGAACAGAACCCAGTTCGCCATCAGGCTGCTCCGATATCAGAGTAAGAACTCCATCTGGCTTCGCGAACTTCCCGGTCTGCTGATCGTCTCAATGTGCTTCTGGCGAACTGCATATCGTTGTCGTTCACCTTGACGTTCATCTGAACCGGAACATCGTACTGCCGATCTTCTCCCCAAGGCGTGGCAGTAGTGCCAGTCGGCGACGCACCTGTCGGTGGTCCTGCAACCGGAGAAGGTGCTGCTTGCCCTTGAGGAGGTGTGCCGCGCCTGATAGACTTGATCGACTGGCGAGTATGCCATGTCGTACCGACAGCACCGCCTCCAGCCTTCGCGCCGCCGGTATTACCTTGCAGCATTTCGTATTCGGTCTGACCCTGCGCATTCACCCGAGTCTTGCCAGTGTGAATACCGACGTGACCTTTGCTTGGATCTCGTCCTCTGTCGAAAACGAACACGTCGCCCTTCAGCAGTGCATCCGATGCACCGACGCTCTTGCCCCAGTTCAAGAACGACTTCGCCGCCCACGATCCGGTGCCGGGCATTCCAGCATGCTGCACCACACCGTTGACAAAGGCTGCGCACCAAGCATTCTGTTCGCCGCTCAGGCTCCGGCCGCCTGTCTTCATATAGTCAGATAGAATCTGCCGGTGCGAACTCTCGTTCAGTCCCAACATCTTCATCGCATCGTCAACAGAACCACCGATACCTGTTGCCGCACCAGTTCCTGGCGCTGGAGGCTGCGGCACGCCGCTGCTCGGGTCAGTTGATGCAACTTGCGGATTGACAGAAGCTTTGGTTGCTAAGGATTTTTGTGCTGCAGCAACTCCACTCGGCCAAGATCTGTTGAGTCCGCCTGGATCATTCGCTGCACCGGGCGGCGCATACTTCTTCGCCATCTTGTCGACGTCGCCGCCAGCTTCCCGGTAGTTCTTGCCGATGGTTCGGCCTGCAGCCTCGATGCCTGCATCAACGTCTTTGAATGTCTGACCCTTGGACCAATTGGTTTTCGGATCCATCAATCCAGCAGGATTGTTTCTATCCCGCAACATCTTCGAGGTGCCGCCGCCGGTTTCATGCGACATGATCCCGGCCATTAGCGATGGTGGCACGCCGTTCTTCTTCGCTTCCTCTACGACCTTGTCATACTTGCCTTCGAGCGGAGTGCCCTTGAACTTCGCATCGAAAGCCGCACGATCGAGATCTCCTCCGGCCGCGCCACCGCTTGGTGCAGAACTCGGTGCAGAGCTTGGAGCGGAACTCGGCGCAGAACTCGGGGCGGCGGAAGACGTTCACGAGGTCGATCGGCCCGGGCACCTCGGCCAGCGATTTGTAACACTTG